ATAAGTCTTATTAATTGATATGCGGCCGTCTGCGATGTCTGAAACGGTCAAGGCCAGGCACTCCCCGCGCCTCATGCCGGTGTAATACATGACCATAAAGAAAGCATAAAACGGATCCGCGGGGTCGAACGTATCTATGAATTTCTGGAACTCGTCGCGCGTCCAGAATAACATTGATTTGGTTTTGTGGCCTACCATGTTACCCGCCTTTCTGGTTGGATTCTCCCGGAGATTGTAATATTTACAAGCGAAGATAAAAATTGAACTTAATTCACGGAACAATGAGTTCATATAGCCAGGCGACAATGGTTTGCCGCGCTGCCCCTCGGCCGTCTTCAGTTCGGTTTGCCATTTAAGAATGTCTTTTGCCTCAATATCACTGATACACCTGTTCTTAAAGGCCGGCCGGATCCATGCGTCAATTCGGTGCTGCTTCGTGGTATAGGTTGAATACTTCCGGTGCGCTTTCTGGGTCTCAAGATAGAGATCACACAAGGTGTCAAAGGTCATGTCGGGCTGTGCAGCCTGTTTGCTGAGAAAATCCCTTTCCCACTCTTCCGCCTCGCGTTTTAGCTTGAAGCCTTCCTTCTTTTTCCGCCTGGATTCCCCGTTATAGTCTTTATACCAAACAGTGGAGATCCACTTGTTATTATTGTCTTTGCGTACTGCCATTAATCCTTTACTCCTTTTGTCAATACTTTTTCGGTAAGTTCGGCCGATTGGGTCATTTTTCGGCAAATTGGGACAGTTTCAGTAATTCCGGATGCCTTTCAAACAGGTCTTTTTTAATAACCGCAAGCTCGACAGACGACATCCCGGTTTTTCTGAATGTAGACAGGCCGGACGCATGGCACCCGATCCCGTAATAATCCAGCGCCTCTTCTAATCGTTTGCTGTTGGTCGGTCGGCGTAATGCCCGCATACCCTTTGACTCAAGGCTGGCAATCTGTGCAGCGCTTTTTCCGTTTAGCTTGCTCATGTCTTCGCGGGTCTTGCCGTCCTGGTAACGCCAGCGGATGATCTGGGATTGATCCGCCGGAAGACTGTCAACAACAGACCAAACATAATCCTTCATCTGGTTGTCGCTCACATCGTCTATCAGATCGTCAATGCCGTTGTCCGGGTCTGGAATAACGCTCTCTAGCGCCGCGCTGTCCGCTTCTTTCGTAATAGGCGCGTCAAGGCTCACTGTAACAAGGTTTGACCATCGTTTTACTATCTCGACATGTCCGGGCGTCCACTGCAGCCTGGCGGCCGCCAGCTGATCTTCTAGCTTGTTTCCGGTCTCGATCTCATGCAAGCGGCACTGGATCCGATACGCTGCAATATCGTCTTTCAACCATTCCGGAAGACGCACAGCGCCGTTGTATAGCCGCGCAAAATGCCGCCAGACGGCCTTTGTTAGATAGGTAGTGAACTTGTATCCTTTGCTTTCGTCGTAAGCGTCCACGGCCGCGATAAGCGCCAGATACCCTTCTTGCATAAGATCTTCAAACTCTGCGCGGCCTTTCCACTGGTTCGCCCATTTCGCAATTAAGCGGCGGTTTTGATCGTATAATAGCCCCATGAGCTGCCGCCGATCTCCGCCGGCGCGGATCACTGAAACAATTTCTTCGTTGGACATCACAAACACCTTTTTGTCATGGTATAATACGGATGTCCTTTAACGTGCTAGGCGCGGCGGACTGGCTGCTCCCTGCGCCTAGTGTTTCTTTTCGCCCTGCGCGGTCTGGCCGGCTTGTCGGACTGTGGGCATTCGCAAAACTCTCCTATGTCAAGCGCAGCACCGCAAAACGGGCAAATTTTATAATCCGTCCTGGTCTTCATCATCAACACCGTTTCTCATGTTCCAGGCCGTCACAGCGTCCTGGCAGCTATCGCTTTGCCAGTCTGCCGCCGGCTCTTCTCTACTTTTATAGGCTTTACTTTGTGCGCCGCATATATTGCACTTCACAAAGACATACCAGGTGTTTGACCTGGCGCTGTAATTCTGCGTCAAGTATGCTTTGCCATTACAATGCGGACATGGTTTAATGTTCATTTTCCTTTATTTCCTTTCGCTCTGCTCTATATTTCTTCATATACGCTGCATCATAATGCGGGTGAGTGTTTCGCCATACCATACGCCGCAACTTGTTGCCGGCTTCTTTACATGTAAAACTACAGTATTTTTTATTTGGTTTGCTGGTTTCAAAACTCCGCCCGCAAATAGGGCAAATAACCACCTTAGCCATATTCACCACCTGCTAATATAGTTTGCGCTTGGTTTCGTATAACACCGCTTTACCCCAGTCATCAAACTCGCTAATGGGCGGCAGGTTATATGTCTTCTCTCCGCGATCGACTTCCCCGCCATCACGGACATTTATAAAGCCGGCTTCTGCTCGCAACCGCTCTTCAATATCAAAAAGCGTAGCCTCTGCTTTTTCATGTCCTGTTTGCTCGCCGAAAAAACGCGCCGACCAGTCTGCGAACTGCACCGCCGTGGATTGTTCGCCTTGATCGCGTTTATAAGCCAGTAACGCTTTGCACTGTGCTATGTTTTCTTCTGCACTTTCACCATGAAGAAGCGTTGCCGGCACACCTGTTTTTTGTTCTAACTCCTGTTTCAGTTCATCTATTGTCATGTCTTGCCCTTTCTTCCCGGTTCTTCTGCTGAATGAACTCGCTGCAGCTGTCGCACATTCTCCCACCCTGTGTCATCTTGCCGCAGATGATGCAATACCGCTTCTTTACCTTCCGGGTCTGGTTCTTCTGAATATGGACTCTTTCCCTGTTATCTCTGAATAATGACATTAACCTATTCTCATTTGTTTAGTAGGATCGCGCTTTGATGTACGGCAGCCCCACAACGCCAGTGCGCAAGCCTCTATTGGTGCGCTTGTCTGGCCGCCGAACCCCCACCCGCCGCTTATTGGGCGTTTGGTGGCTGTGGTGGCGCTCTCTCTTAATTCGTCCTGTTTCCCGTACCATGTCAAGTTATGTTCGTTCAGGTCATTTATTACCATGCTGGCAGCCGTAATGACATTCTGCGCAGTCGGTTTGATTACGCTGTCTTTAAACACCCATTTCCCGCCGCCATTCGGCTTTAACTTCTCTATTAGGACATCCGCCCCGTTTTTTCCATCAATGACCACACATGATGCCTTTGTATAGCGCTCATTCAGCCATTCCGCCAACCACTGCAGCCCGTTACCTGTCGGCTGGATGTCAATCAGCGTTATGCGTGCTTTGCCCTCTTTTGGGATCACGGCACCGGCCAGGACAACTCCCGCCCCGTCCGGGGTGAACTTCACGCCGTATGCCGTTTTACCTTCTGGTCGTTTTTCGTCACTCGCGCAGCTGTCCCACAGCTTTGTATCAATGGCAAATTCCGTCTGTTCTTCTTTTACTTTTGCCCACCAGCCCAGACGCTCACGCGCAAATCCGTCTTTGCTGAGTGTCGTAAATTCCTGTTCGGTGAACTCTTCTGTTAGCCGATAGCCTAAAGCGGGGTTGACATCATACCACAGGCGCTTGTCTTCCGTGTTTATGTCTTCCAGGTTGTCCGCTGCTATGCTCCATTCATGCCAACTATTCTTTAGCTCTTCACCTTTGCCGGCGGCCTCAATACAGGCTTGCCGAAAGCGTTTGAAGACTTCACCCGTGCAGCCGATATATGGCGGAGTACCTATATAGATCAGCTGCCGCGTGCCTGTTGCGCTGGCGCTTAATGTGGCCATGATCGCTTCTGCCTGTTCGTCTGTCAGTTCTTGCGCCTCATCATAGACAACAAGCGAAATGCCGGCATAGCCTCGCGCCGCCTGGCGGCTTCTTGCGGTAAATTCGATAATGCCGCCGTTGTTCAGCTCTATTGACTCTTCACCGATCCCGTAGCGGATTTTCTTAACCGCTTTCATCACTTCCGGGTGGTTCTTGTCGGTGAACATAGTAACCAGTCTCCGGAAAGACTTCTTTGCCGTTCGTACCTGGTGCGCCGTGTGCAAGATGCGTTCAGCGTTCACCACCAGGCCGTAAAACTCCCGCGCTTCTGCT